CCTCCCCGAACACTTGCAAGGTGCTTACTCCGGCCACAATGAAGGGGCAGGCATTCGGGTTGGGGTTAGTGAAATTGTATGAGTTCATCATTTGGCTATCAATAAGAAGTAAGCGGGTGCAATATCGGAATAGTTTACATATTTCCCACATTTTATGTAAAATAAATATTTATTTACCCTCCGCATACCCTCCGGAGGGTATTTATGGTAAGACTTTCCCAAACCTTACCATAAAAACCTATACTGATAATCAAGCATTTATATTTTTTGGTAAGGTTGGTAACCTTTTTTGCATTTTCGCTTTAGTCTATACAATATAAAAACGTACTATGTAAATGCGTACATGAATACTATCTCATGTATATAATAGGTTTTTTACTTACCAAAAGTATAATAAGTTACCAAGACCAATGATAGTGCGGCTTTCAGAAAAAAATTCAGTTACCAAAGTCTTACCAAGTACTTACCATAATCAAATAAGTTACCAAACCCACTGAAATCAATACTCTTTGAAAATTATATGCTAAATTTGTAACTTATTAAAAATAAATCGTATATTGCACAAAAAAAAATCATGGAAAACAACGAAAATAAGAAGGTAGAAGGCGGCGTAGGTGCTATTCTTTATCTGATTGCGATTGGATTTGTGGCTTATCTTTTAATCTCAGCATTCTTTTAATATGCTTAAAGACGAAATTGATATTGAAAATGTGATTAGTCTTTTGATTGAGGGTAAAAAATGGCAGGAAATTGCGGACATATTGAGCAAAAAGATTTCAAAAGTAATTCCATTAACAACTTTGTTTGACTTTGCTAATAAATCCGAATTTTCCGCGCGCGTAGATAATGCTCTTAAAATATCAGCAGATACATTTGTTGATAAAGCCGAATCGGCATTAAAAGATGCTCCAAGTAATCTTGTTGAAGTGCAAAGGGCAAAGGAATTGGCTCAGTTTTATATGTGGAAGGCAGGAAAAAGAAACCCTAAAACATATAGTAACAACTCCAAAATCGACCTTAATCATTCGGGAGATGTTACCATCCGGAAAGTGGAAGTAGAAATATTTAAAACAAAGGATGGGACAACCGACAATCCGGATCAAGGCAAGTGAGATATTCAGCCAAAACTATAAGGCAGATTCCTTTGTAGTACTCAATCAAGGGGGTACATCAAGCGGCAAGACCTATTCAATACTTCAAGTGCTGCTCACTTTGGCACTATCTGAAACCTTACATATCTCCGTTTGCTCTGCCACAATGCCCCATTTGAAGAAGGGAGCGTTAAAGGATTGGATTGATATCCTGACTACTAACGAGATATACAATGAAGCAGACCACAATAAGACCGACCAAGTATTTAAGATTGGCACTTCAAAAGTTGAGTTTTTCTCACTTGACAATCCGGGCAAGGCGAGAGGACCGAGGCGGGATATTCTTTATGTGAACGAGGTGGATTTAGTCCATCAGATAACATTGCAGCAGCTGATGTTAAGGACAAGGGTAAGGGTGTACTTGGATTTTAACCCTGCCCCTGAATTTCACTATGTCTATGATGAGATTCAAACCCGGTCAGATTGCACCTTTATAAAGTCCACATACAAAGACAATCCATTCCTGCCGAGGCAGACAGTCCAAGAGATTGAAAGACTATCGGGGAACGATTGGCAAGTGTATGGCCTTGGAAATAGGGGAAGCCTAAAGGGTTGCATCTATGGCCACTGGCAGAACGTGGAAGCATTCCCCGATGGGTGCGAGATCATCTACGGCCTTGACTTTGGATTTAACGTACCCACTGCCCTTGTAAGGGTAGGCATCAAAGAGAACGATGTCTATGTTCAGCAACTGATTTATGAGCCACTACTTACCAACTCCGACCTGATTAGGGAGATGGGGTTGTTTGGCATTGGGCGGTCTGTCATCTATGCCGATGCTGCCGAGCCCCAACGGATTGAAGAAATATATCGGGCGGGGTATAACATTAAGCCCGCTGACAAATCTCAGGGTAGCGTTAAAAAGGGTATTGATACTATCAAGGCTCGTAACCTATTCATCACTCAGGATTCTCCAGATACCATTAAAGAAATCCGCAACTACAAGTGGATGGAAGATAAGAATGGGCAGACCTTAGAAGATCCTGTCAAGTCTATGGACCACTCACTCGATGCTATGAGGTATGCGGTCCACACCCATTTGATTAAGCCGAGCGGAAAGTACACCATCTTATAATTTTAACCCTATTTTTATATTTGATAACATGAAAGAAGCAGCAAATTGGAGTGAGGTAACCGTTGGAATGTATCAGGCCTTGATGCTTATCGACAAATCCCAGCAGGCCATCGAGCAGGAAATACAACTGCTTTCCATCCTATCAGGTCGGGAGGCTTGGGTATATGAATGCTTGCCGATTAATGAACTGAAGGATAAGATTGCCAAGACTTCTTTTCTTGGCCAACTGCCAACAGGCAATGGCCCGATACCTAAGACGCTGAAATTTGCGGACAAAAAGTACTCCGTAAACTTAAAGATTAACGACCTATCAGGCGGGCAGTACATTGACCTTATGACCTTGACAAAGGATTCCGCCAAGATAACCGAGAGGCTTCATGAGATACTTGCTATCTTCATCCATCCGATGGAACGTAAATACTTCATGTGGTTTCCTATTCCGTATTCGGGTCTTAAGCATCGAGAGGTGGCGGATGACATAAAGAAGCACCTACCGATGAGCATTGCCTATCCTATTGCGCTTTTTTTTTGTCTGCTTTACGAGAACTCAATCAGCGGTATTCAGGACTATTTCTTACAGCAATCCCAACGGGAGATGCTGAAAGCGAAACTGATACTATTGAAGGATATGAGGAAATCGAAGAAGAAGAAAATGGCTACTTCGAAAAATGGGGATGGATTGTAACATTGGATGCTCTCTCAAATGGGGATCATTCAAGGTGGCACTACTATCTTGGATTGAATGTTATCGAATTTCTGAATATAGTTTCCTTTCAAAAAGATAAAAACGCATGGCTGAAGAGTTTGAATTAGTAGTAAAGGTATTGGAGGACTTCGGAATAGATACCGTTGCCCGACTTCGTGCTTCTATTGATGCAAAGAAGGTGGGTGCATCGGGAAATATGCGTCAGGCACTTGACTACTATGTTTTGAAAACAGAGGACTTCACTCAGTTTAGATTGAACTTTACGGATGGATACAAATACAAAGCACCATACGCAGCGCAAGTTGATAAGGGAAGAGGACCTACTAAGAGGGGCGGCAGTGGAAAAGTTTACAGAAGCATAACAGGCACTTACGGTTGGATTTCCCAAAAAGGTATTCAGCCCGATATGACCATTACCTACAAGAAGCGAACGAAGGAGGGCATAAAGATAGTTGCTAAGACTTTTAAAGACATCAAAGAGGCGAATGAAAACCTTGCCTTTATGATTGCCCGAAAAATCCACCGCAAAGGATTCAAGGCAAGTCATTTCTATTCCGAGGTGGTAACCCCCCAACTACTTGACAAACTGAAAACAGACATACGAGATGCCTTCAAAAAAGACATAACAATAATATTAAAGGCTAAATAAAATGGCAATAGGAATACTTCAAAACCCTGAGGATTACGCTCCCGCATATAACGAGATTAACTACCTTGTTACATCGGATAAGACCGCTCAGGCGAACTTCAAGTACGTTTGTGATATTTACATCACTGGCATATCGACACCCGCATACCACCGCATCAAGGTAAGCCAAGACCCGACGACAGGCTATGGAGTATTCGATGTTCACAGAATACTTGAAAACTTCCTGACCTCGGACATTAACAAGACGACATACGGATTTGAGAGGAACACAAACTCCTATGTTAAGTACCAATGTAAGTTCGGGGAGGAGTTCGGTCTGTCATCCTCAGGAACGACGGTCTATTCTAACTTAACAACCGCAACCGCCCGCTTTGCCTATAATGGCATATTCGACTTCATAGATTTGCAGGGGTATATTGCTTCAACTTATCTGCTTTCCGGTAATACGAGCCAATTTCTTACCTCATTAAAGTCAAAGCGGATAAGAAGTACAATGGATTCATGGGCACACTTCATGGCAAGTGCCAATAATACACCAAGGATGGTGATTGCTGCCACATCAACAACTGGGGCGGTAACTACAACTGTTGTTGATAATATATATCCAAACCCAGCAACTGTATATGCTGACAGATTCATGCGAGTAAGTACTGGTCCTAATAACTTGAATCAGATTTCACCAATTGACATTATAACAGGCTCTCAGCCTATCATCCCAACGGACACCGCTTCATATACCATCAAGATAACAAGCACCGGGTTGAATGCTAAATCGGAAACCCTGACATACACCATTGACGATGCCTGCACCAAGAATGATGTGTTCATTATACACTGGCTTAATAAATACGGAGGCTTTGATTCCTTTGCGTTTATCAGGGCAAACAAGCAGACCGCATCGATTCAGCGTACCAAGTACAAGAAGCCGACCGGGGCAATAAGCGGAAGTACTTTTGTCTATGCCAAATCGGATAGGCAAGAAGTGAATTTCGACACCCGCATAAAAGATAAGATTGAAGTGCTATCGGATTGGATAACCGATGCGGAGAGCGTATGGCTTGAGGAATTGGTTACATCACCACAGGTATATCTCGATGACACCACTCATGGGCTAATAGCCATCAATATTGTTGATACCGGATATGAGCGCAAAGAGGTAGCCAACTCCAAGGCTTTCAATTTAAAATTAACATTTGAATATTCTTACGTAAGAAATCGTCAAAGATGGTAACTAAGATATTTCTTAACACATCGGGAACGATTGAGATGTATGATGACATTGCCATCAGTTGCACCTATTCAATTGCGGATATAAAGAATCCGGAAAGTAGGAACGCAAACTATTCCAAGACTATATCAATACCAGGAACAAAAAACAACAACCGACTATTCGGGCAGATGTTTGAGATAGGCATCTCAGGGACATTTAATCCCAATATCAAGATACCCGCCGAGATAGTGATAGATTCCGTTACCACCATGAGCGGGTATATGCAGTTACTTGCTATCACCAAGAATGATAAGAACAAGATTGAGTATAGTTGCGCTGTGATTGGGAGGGTAGGGAATATCTTTCAGAACTTATCCGATGCCAAACTTGAAGATTTAGATTTATCGGAATACGACCACGCTTACAGCCTTACCAATGTGGCCGATTCATGGAGCATTCAGATTCAAAAGAATGGTGGCAACTATGCCTTTGCCCTTGGCGAAGGGTACGTTTACCCGCTCATTGATTATGGCCACGATTCAACACATACTATTTGGAGAGTTGATAATATGTACCCCGCTATATATGCCAAGCAGATTCTTGATAAAATCTTTGAATATGCCGGGTATATCTATTCCTCTACATTCCTGACCGGGACATTTTTTAAAAGTTTGATCATTCCTTTCAATGGGGATTTTCTTAAATTGTCAGAGGCTCAAGTAATTGCAAGGGAATTCAAAGCAAGCAAAACCGCCAATCAGGACTTGGGGGTAGGCAGTACGACAATTACCTTCCCTGATGATTCCACAGGCACTAACTATGACCCCGGAAGTAATTATGCAAGCAATGAATTTACTGCCCCATACAAGGGGGTTTATGAGTTTGAAGCAAACATATTGCTGAGCATAGGAACAGGAGTTCCCCCCGTAGGAACTGCTTACGTCGTTATTGATGATGTGGATGTTCAAATTTACTTCTTCAAGACACCCTTATCAGGTCCAGCGGTGGTCTTAAATAGTTCTTCATTTTATGCTAATGGCAAGTCCACGTATAGCGGATTCACATATACACCGCAGCCGGGTACTAACTTCACTACCCCTGTAAATCTAAAGGCTACTACAACCGTAGTACTATTGCCGGGCGAAAAGGTTTACGTGGTGATGACTTATGGAAGCGGCAAGGCTATTAAATTTTACGATTCATCATTTGTATTTATATCACAAACAACCACTATGACCCGCCGCATAAATACTGCGAGTTACTTCATTAACAGGGTGGTGAATACTCAGGTCTATGAGGGTGATACTATTGCTATGAATGATGCTTTGCCTAAGGATTTTCCAATGAAGGACTTTTTAATTAACATCTGCCGAATGTTCAATCTTTACATTCATCCAGATGGCTCGGTAGAGAACAAGTTAAACATCGAGCCGCGCAATACTTTCTATTCAACTGCCACCCCTTTGGATTGGACCGATAAGTTAGATTTGAGCAAGCCCCTTGAAATTAAGCCAATGGG